AAAGGTTGCTGCGTTGCCAAAGTATGCGGCTGCGTATGTGTCTGCTGCCATCGCTGCGCCAATGGTTAGACGAGCTGCTGCAATTGGGCCGAGGCCGTAAAGCGATCCTGGAAGCCTAAAGAGTGGGATGTGTTTCATCTCGCGTGATGTCAGAATTCGCGAGTATGTTCCTTCTGGGTCTTTCATCTTGTAGATAAGTGGCTCGCCTGGACGTGGTCTTTCGATTCGAATGTCGTCCGGGTGGATGCAATAAACTTCTTGGACTTCGTCCATGTCGTCGCGAACGGTCAGAATAAATGCGTTGCCATGAATGTTAAGTGAAGCGATGATTTGTTCGTAAAATTCCACACGCGATGCTTCTGGGTTTGGCTTATTCACCCATGCTGGTTGTGATCCGTAGACGCTGGTGTAAGAGATTCGGTTTCTGCCGCGTCGAACATAAGCTGAAAGTGGAAGTGATGAGATTGTATCGCCAAGCAATCGGATGCATGCATAAACTGTTGACATGCGAATTGCGGAGTCTGCGTTGACTTCGATTCCAGATGGGGCCATGTAAGCAGGGCGTCCTGGGATAAGTGGTTCGACCCATTGACTTTGGTTAGTGTTTGTGCGCTTCTGCTCTGCTGCTTTGATTCGCTTCGATAGACTCATCAGTTAGCCTTTTCTGTGATCCACACTAGAAATGTTCCAAGTGTAATTAATGCAATCGGCAATGAAAGCATTGCGATTCCTGCGGTCGCTAATGCTACGCCAGTCACTTCTGCTATGAGTGAGAAATCTATTTTTTTCATTGCGCTCCTAAAGTTGAACCGAGAAGAACCGGGCCACTGGTGGCTTTGGTTCTGGTGGCTGTGTTGCTCTGTCATATCCGAAGATTGCTGCAACGGCCGCGTCGACTTTCCGCTTCGAGCTTGCCTTTGCAACCATGACGCCCCGAGATGATTGCTTCGTGACGCAGTTTGTTATGTGTCTTGCCATTCTTTCATCGCCGTCGTGAGTGAAACTTTGATTGACGACCGCTTCGTAAAACTTTTGTGTTGCTGGAACCATTCGCTCTGCGCTGTTTGGATATGAGACGACTGGCATTCCTTGTTCGTCGAGAATCATAAAGGTGCGCTGCCATCTGGCAGGGTCGAAGACAATCTCTCTGGTTTGAAAGTTGCTGTTTCTAAATGTATCGATGATTGTCTGTTCGACCTCTGCCACCGGCACGTGCCATCCTTGTTCTGCGTCGTCTGGTCGTTCCCAGATTCCTACAACCATCAGATGTGGTTTGTCTCCGCCAAGCAGCCAGGCTACAAGCGCTGTGCTGTCGTTTGAGAACGCGCCGTCAAATGCAAGAATAACTTCTTCGCCGGGTTCTGGTGTTCTCTCTGTGTCGATCAACGCTTCCCATGATCCTGTCGGAAGCCAGGCAGTTGTTGTTGATACAAAGCAATTTGTTCGCTTGGTTCTAAATTCTGCCTCGGGTGTTCGCAGGACTGCGCTTTCGAAATCTTCGGCATCGACAATATCTGCGAAGCCGGGGTTCGATTCAATCCAGAGCTGCTTGTCTCTGTGATCTGCTTCTGGGTTTTTCGGTTCCCACCAAGCGAAGAAGAAAGATGGATCTACAAGTTCGCCCTTTACGAGCTTCTGGCCATATTGATATAAAGAATAGGCAAGGCTGTCTTGGCCGTTTGCTTGCGTCTTTACTCCTGCTGTGGTGATTCCAAGTAAAAGTGAATCGGATCGTGCGCCGCCAGCGAGTGACATTACATCCCAGAGTTCGCGGTTTGGTTGCGCATGAACTTCGTCAAAAATAACAATCGGCGAAGGGTTAAGTCCTTCTTTCGTGTATGCCTCTGCTGAAAGGGCGCGATAAACCGATCCCTTATCTTTGTATTCGATTACGTCTCGGTAGAGTGTAAACATCGAGGAAAGTTCTGGGTCGAGTTCAACCATTCGCTTTGCTGTTCCAAAGACGATGCGTGCCTGATCTCTATCTGCTGCGCATGAATAAATTTCTGAGCCGTTGCCGCCAAGTGTGAGCGCTGATAAACCCATCGAAGCTGCGAGCGCGGACTTGCCATTCTTGCGTGCCATTCCAACCAACGCCACTCTATGTTTGAAGCGCCCGTCTGCTCTGCGTGCAAGTGCATGGTTTAGAAGTTCCTTCTGCCAATCGCGAAGATGTAGAAGTTCGCCGGCTGGTGCTGCCACCGAGTCTTTAGTTACTCTGCAAACCGCTTCAGCGAATTCTGCATAGAGTGAACCGTCGCCACGTTTGCGGTCTGCAATGGCTACCGGCGTAATCCAACGCGGCGGCCATGAGTGTATTTTTTTACTAGCCACGTGATCGCGTCATCAATTCCTGAATGCGTGTTTGTGCCTGCACTTCTGCAAGTCCTAATCTAGAACGCTCGACCGGGTTTAGGCCAAGAGCTGAAAGGATTGTAATCAACTGACTCTCTAGTGTGCGAAGTGCTACGCGATCGCGCCAGTCACTACCGCGTAAAACTGTAAGACGTAACTGTGTGCGCTCATCCATAGACTCGCAAAGGATTGTCACGAGTTCAATATCTGATGCTGGACTAATCCATGTGCGACCAGAATTCCAAATTCTATCCCAGAGTTTCATTCCCTCTTGTCCTAGTGGGCGCGGGGGAACCGGGGTTTCTGTTGCCATAGGGAGAACAATCATATTTTTAATGGGTGGCAATGGACGTTTACCAGGGTTGCCTGTTATGCGTTTTTGCTCAGTAGGCTTAGGCGGATTCGGCATTAACTAACACTGCTTTCTGACCTGTGAGCGTTTCCCAACGCTTGACGATGACATCGCAATACTTGGGATCTAATTCCATCATATAGCAAGCGCGATTTAATTTTTCACAAGCAACCATAGTTGCACCACTACCGCCAAATAAATCTAGGACTATATTTCCACTGTGATTTGAAATTGCCTTGTGCGATAGTTCGACTGGCTTTTGAGTTGGATGTAGTTTATTTACTCCATCTTTATTTATTTCCCAAATTGTTGTTTCAGTGGTTGAGCCAATAAAGTTTAGAGACTTACCTCTAGGCTTCCAATATAAGCAAGGCTCATGCTTTTGTTTGTAGTTGGCATTGAGTGCGCCATAGCCACCATTTTTCACCCAAATAATTAGCGCGTGAATGTCGCCGTATTTTTCTGCTGCTAGATATAAATGACTTGCTTTCGTGCCAGCGAAGAAAATATAACAAGGGCCATTAGAAACTTTGGCAAGCACTCGCATCACATCTTCATAAATATCAACATCATCATTCTTAATCATTTCACGATTATCTTTGACAACCTTGTTATCCTTGAACTGCAAGCCACCTGTGTAATTAACGCCGTATGGTGGATCAGTGAATACAACATCTGCTTTCTGACCTTCAAGCAATGTCTCAACTGTTTCTAGATTTGTTGAATCACCACACATAAGACGATGATTACCTAAATGCCATCTGTCGCCCAGTTTGGCAACTGGCACTTCAGGCACTTCAGGAATGACATCTTCATTTAGCTCTGCCTGCGGTTGCTCGCTTGCAATCTTCAAAACCAATTCCTGCACTGCTTCATCACTCCACCCAGAGATGCGAACCAATTCGGGATCAACAGTGGCGACTTTGTCAATCAAATCTTTCAATGCCTGTTCATCGTAACTACCTAACTCAGAAGTTCGGTTATCAGCTAAGGCATAAGCCTGTGCGGTGGTGTCGTCATCGCCAACATAGGCAACAGCGATTTCTGTCCAGCCAAGTTTCTTAGCAGCCTGCCATGTGTGGTTGCCAGCGATGATCGTGCCGTCATCTTTGCGCACAACGATTGGCTTACGCTGACCGAAGCGATCTAGTGAGGCAGCAACTGCGTCGATGTCGCCAAGACGTGGGTTGCCTGGTAGTCCTTGTAATGACTCAATCGGAACCGCGAGGTTCTTCAAACTTTCGATAATCATATTTCCCCCTTGTTTGTAGTTTAACTTGCTGGCCCCTGAAAACCCCTGAACTGCGACGGTGTGCGCGATCGGGGCGTCGGGTT